ACGTGGCCACCGCATCTGCGGGATGACAATGCCATCAGCGTGACGTGGTGGGGCGGTTACGGGGCCAGCGGCACGAGCGTCCCAGCGGCGATCCGGCACGCGATCCTGATGCTGGTGGGCCACTGGTACGACGGTGCCCGCAGCGGTGTGCTCGTCGGCAGCATTTCCAAGGAAGTCGAGTTCGGCGTGAAGTCCCTGCTCGACTCGCAACGCTGGGGCTCTTACCGATGATCGACGCCGGCCGGCTCCGCGAGCGTGTCACGGTGCAGATTGCCAGCGGCACGACGAACTCACTCGGCGAGCAGGTGCTGTCGTGGAGCAACTCGTCTGCCGTGTGGGCCAGCGTCGAAGGTGTGAGTGCCCGTGAGTCGCTGGGGCTGGGCCAGCAGGAGATCGGCGTCACGCATCGCGTGCGGATGCGTTACCTGCCTGGGCTGACGCAGAACATGCGATTCTCCTGGCGGTCCCGCACGCTGGAGATTGTTAGCCTGCTCGAGCGTGGCAACCGCAGCGAGCACGAGATCATCTGCCAGGAGACGATCCCGTAATGGCAGGCGTCTTTGCCGGCGGCAGCGATAGGCCGCTAATTAAGCTGGCACTGGGCAAAGGCAAGAAGGCGAAAGCCTTGTTTGCGCTGGAGCCGCTCGAAGACGTGGCGGCCGAGCTCAAAAGGCTGCCGCGAGACATCAGCACGAAGTACCAATTGCGTGCGCTGAAGAAAGCGGCGAAGCCAGGCCAGGAAGCGTTGCGTAAGAACGTCGCCGCCCTTGGCGAAGTCACAGGCAACCTGCTGGCGAGCGTCAGCCAGGTGTCGCGGAAGTACACGAACAACAAGGCGAAGCTGCCGGTGGGCGTTGTCGTGGTGGGCTTTCGTCGCCCGGTGAACAGCAAGAGCCAGAAGGGCGCGACGCCAGCTTTCATCGGCGGCACCGTGCTTAAGGGCCCCAACAGGGCCTATCACTCGCACCTCGTGGAGTACGGCACCAAGGCCAGGACGCCGGGCTTTAAAACTAAAACTATTCGGCGCGGTCGCGTCATTTTGGGCGGCCGAATTCGCACAAGACTGGAATCCCGGCAGAAGGTTTCCGACAACCGTAGCGGCGTGCTGTCGTCGTTCAAGACGCGAGGCCCGTTCTTCCGGCCTGGGCAACGTCGCTACCCGGTGGACTTCATCGCCACCGGCCAGGTGCGTGGCAGCCCCCCTCGCCGGCCACTGACGCGGGCTTTCCAGTCCACGCAGAGCCAGATGCAGAGCATCCTAGACGTGGAGATGCGGAAGGCACTGTCCGCAGCGATCCGTGCCACCCAGAAGAAATACGGAGACTTCGGCCTATGAAATCGCCAGAAGCCGTCCTGCGTACCGCCCTGGTCGGCAGCACGGCCGTCACGTCGCTAGTGAGTTCACGCATCTACCCGGTGCTCGCTCCGGCGTCGGCATCCCTGCCTTTTGTCACATGGCGGCGTACCGGCATCCAGCGAGAGCAGACGCTGCGAAACCCGATGGGCATGCCCCGTGTCACCCTGGAGTATCAGGTGTACGGAGTCACGTACGACCAGACCCGTGAGGTGGCTGACGCCATGCGTGTGGTTCTGGATGGATACGGTGGGCAGTCGGAAAATACGGTTGTGGATCAGGTGTCGCTGGAGAACGAATCCGACGACTTCGTTTCACTCGGTGGTGCCGAGATGCCACCGGCGTATCAGATCACGCAGACCTACGACATCCGCTGGCAGGAGAGCTGACGCATGGCCGCAACGCCGCATTCTGGTTCAGGCACGACGTTCGCTTTCGGTGGCACAACCTTCACCGTAACAAGCATTACCTACACGGTCGGCAGCACAGGCGGCGGGGCCGACAACATCGACATCTCGCACCTGGGCCAGACCACCGGGGCCAGTGTTCTTTCGATTGCGCGGCCGCTTGTCGGCACGCAGGGTGGCGACACTGGCAAGAGCGTCAGCATCGAGTACATCGGCGCCAGCGTCATCGCCCAGAACGCGTCGGGCACGCTGACGATTACTGGCGGCCTGGCTCTCTCGCTGGTCGCTACCTGCAACTCGTCTTCTATCACGCTGACGGTCAACGACGCCATTCGCGGCTCCGCAGAGTTCCAGCTGGCTTGAGCCACGGAGGGTTCCGTGGCCACGTACAGCACTGGGATATCAGCCACTTTCGGCAGCACGACGTTTGCCGAAATCTCGGACCTGTCGTGGTCTTATGGCGGCAGCCTGCCGAAAGGCCGCTCGTCCACGTGGACTGATGACGTTGGGACATTGTCGCTCGCGTGCATGAGTTCCACCGGCGTCAACACAGCCAATTATGGATCGCGTGAAACGCTGACAGTTACTGGCGGCGGTGCGAACTTGACGTGCAAGGCAGTCTATGAGGGCCTGAGCGTCGCGCCAGAGTTGAACGGCGTGACCCGTTACACCGTGACGTTCAGACTCCTTGACGGGTGAACCATGGCAGTTTTGACGCGAGACCAAATTGAGCATGCGAGCGACGCCAAGATCATCAAGGTTCCGGCGTGGGGCGGTGAAGTCTGCATCCGGCTAATGACCGTTGGCGACCGTGACAGCTACGAAGTGAAGCTGCTTGAGGCACAGTCCAAGGCCGTGCCGGTAATTCCAGACTTTCGCTCTGAGCTGCTCGCCCGTTGCCTCTGCGACGACAAGGGGGTGCTTCTGTTCCCCGGTGACGAAGGCGTGGCGGCCTTGCGTCGCAAGAGCGTCGATCAGATCCACGGACTTTGGAAGGCGGCCCTGAAGCACAACGCATTGACCGAGGAGGAGATTGAGAAACTGGCGGGGGAATGAACGCCAGGCCGAGCTTGCGTTTCAAGTTCGACCTGGCCTCGCACCTCAAGAAAACAGTGGCTGAGATCGACGCGATGGACTCTCTGGAGTTCTCGTATTGGATCGCATACAGCCGATGGTTTCGCCCGCTCGACAACCCGTGGCTGCAGACGGGGATGCTCGCAAGTTCAATGCTGGCCCCGTACTGCAAAAACAAAGTCCCAGACGCTCAGGACTTCATACCGATTGAAGGCAAGGCCCCGCAGCACCCCACGCAAATCGCAGAGACGCTCAAAAGGATGGCGGCCGACCTCGGCCAAAAGTGAAGCATGGCAACGCTCGGGATTGGCTTTCAGTTGTCGGCGTCTGCCGTGGGCATGTCCCAGGGCATCAACGCCGGCGTAGTTGAGTTGCAAAAACTTGGCTACGCCGCCAAGCAGACGGCCCGTGATGTTTCCACTTTGAAGACGCTGGAGATTTCCAAGGCGTTCATCAGCGGCATCTCTTCAATTGCGAACACGTTCCAGGCGTTCACGAGCGGGGCACTCAACGCCATCGACAATACGCGGCAGCTGGCTGCCAGCCTGGGCGTGTCCTACCAAGAACTGCGGACTCTACAGGTAGCGGCCGACTTGTCCGGTGCGTCGAGTGAAGAACTCGCCAAGGCGTTCACGCGGGCACAGATCACGATCAGCAAGGCGGCTGGCGGCAGCAAGGAAGCCACAACGGCCCTGTCGGCGCTTGGGCTGTCCGTAAAAGACTTGGCCACGCAGACGAGCACGCAGCAGTTCCAGACGATCGCTACTGCAATCAACTCCATTGAGAACCCGGCTCAACGTGCTGCGGCTGCAGTTGCGATATTCGGCAAGGCCGGTGCCCAGTTGCTTCCCACGTTCCGCGAGTTGCCAGAAAACCTAAAGACGGCCCAGACGTTCCTAGGTGGGTTTCGAGACGGCGTCGCAGGCATTAACCCCGACAAGATCGATGCCATCGGGGACTCGTTTGGTCTTGCCGGGCAGGCGATGCAGGAACTGGCTGGCCGCATCCTGACGCAACTGCAGCCGGCACTGACGCAAGGCACTGAGAACTTCATCAAGTTCGTTCAAAGCATTGACATTCCGGCTGCGGCGCAAACTCTTGCAACGCTGCTTGAGGACGTTGGCAACGCACTGGCGTTCGTTGGCCGTGTCTCTGTTCCGCTGGCAGAAAACCTGCTGCCAGCCATTGGCGGTTACTTGGCGTTCATCAACCGCCAGGCAATTGCCGGTGCAATCACTGGCCTGGCATCGGCGTTCGCGGCATCTGCTCGTGCTGCCGTTGGGTACAGTGCCGCCGCAGGGGCCGCAGCAGCGGCGACTGTAGGTCTCGGCGTTGCCATACGCGGATTGCTCGCGTCAACCGGCATCGGGCTTCTGGTTGTTCTTCTTGGTGCTCTTGGTGGTGCGGCCCTTGAGTGGGCTATTTCAAGCGGAGACGCCGGGCAAACAGCAGCTGCCGCGATTGACGGCGGATCGGAAGCAGCCAAGCGATTTCAGGCACAGATGGGCAGGGCTGGCGTTGCCGCCTTTAACCTCGGCGAAGACGTGAAGAAAGCCCTCAAGGTTCCAGAAGAGATCAGCATCGACGAGTTTGCCCAAGGGGCCCTTGGCGAGGCACGTTCCGCGATTGTCGCGCTGGCCAAAGAACTTGGCGGGCTGGACAAGGTTCCGGCGGACGTGCTCGAGCGGTTCAACGGCATCCGCCAGTACGCAAGCGAGATCACCGATCAAGTTCTTAACCAGGGCCAGGCGTTGCGGTTTGTCGATCAAAACTCGCAGGCGTTGATTGCCACTGTGCAGAAATTGACTGAAGCGGAGAAGGCCAAGGCCGAAGCGACAAAGGCTTCGGCGGAATCCGCACGCAAGGCTGCTGAAGAGTCCCGCAAGCGTGTCACCGAGCTCGCGTCCCAAGGACTCACCGCCGCAGAGTCTTCTCGCGTCCAGCTTAACCGTGACCTTTTGGACATCGCCAACGAACAGCGTGCAGCTGAACAAGCACTGCAGGATGCCCGCAAGGCTGGCGACGCTGCGGCCGTGTCTGCTGCACAGGAGCGCCTGCGTCTTGCCCAGGCGGCGACTGCCGAAGCCAAGGCACAGGATCGTCAGCGGCAACTCGACGCCCTTGGCATTGACGACAAGCTGCTAAGACCGGCCACGACCATTGCCGACCAGTTCAAGGCTGTGCGGAAGGCGTTTGACGAGAAGCTTATCGACGGCGGTGAAGCACGGAATGCCCTGCGAAATCTTGCTGCAGAAGGCATACAGATCAGGCAGGAGATTGTCGCGGAGTTGAGCCGTCCCGCACGCCAAGCCCTACAGGTAAATGACGTGCGTTCCCAGGAAGGATTTTCGCAATACATGAACCTTGCTATGGGTCGCACTGACCCAGCAATTGAGCAACGCCGAGAGCAACTCAAGAAGCTCGAGGAAATCCGCCGTGCGTTGGACAACGTCAACGCAAAGACTGTTGAAATCCTGGGTGCGTAAGCATGGCCGTCATCTCATACCGCGAAGTCATCCCGCGTACGGCGTCGCATAGGTTCGGCGAATCGCCAACGGCGGAACGCAAGGTCGTTGTCACAGTTGACGAGCCAACGCCTACGCAGGAACTTGTTGATGCAGTCGGCATTTTTCATACTCAACCGCACCCTGAGTTTCCATATCTCCGCTGCCTAAATCTTCAGGTTTCCGAGACCGATCGGCATCACGCTGAGATTACTTACAGCTACGAACTTCCGAAGCAAGAGGAGCTGGACCCGAATCCTCTGGCGCGGCCAGATGTGTGGTCGTTCTCAACCGGCGGTGCCCAGGTGCCCACACTAGTGTATTACGAGGGAAGCGGAAATCGGACTCGCAGTCCGCTGCAAAACACAGCCAAGGATTTCTTTGAGGGCCTTACAACGCTTGAGGCTGAAGTCCGGGCGTTAATTGCAGGAAACAGACCAAGATTTCCACTTGATAATGCAGCTGCAATTACAAATAGCGTTAACGCATTCCCGTACCTTGGTGGAAACACTCATACGTGGCTGTGTGCTGGCATCAGCGGGCAGCAAGCCACTGAGGTTGTTAATGGAGAAGAGTTGCGGTTTTGGCAAATCACTGTGGAGCTTATTTACAGAGCAAGCGGACACGATCTGCTTTTGCCTAATGTTGGGTGGAACTACATCGAAAACGGATCAAGACAGCGTGCGTGGGTTTGGAACGAAAACAAGACTGAAAAGGTTGCTTCCGGTTCGCCGCGAGCCCTGAACTCTTCTGGTGGACTCAAGCCGGATGACCAGGGGCCAGACATTCTTATTCGCCGCATTTATCCAGAGGTCGACTTTTCCGCTTACTTCGGCACGCCGCCGTTCTAAGGAGCAACGATGTCAGACGTTAGTTACACCATCACCGGCCAGGTCAAGAAAGGCGCATTGTCGCAGTCGTTTTCAGCCTCTGGCGTCACTGCGGACATTGCAACTGCAGGTGT